ACTGTTACTATTGGAACTTTCACATTACCAGCAAATCAATATATCTTTGTAGCAAAGAATCCAACTGATACGATTGCTGCTAACGTTGCAGTATTAGCAACTGCTGCGTCATACAGGGGCTAAAAATGAAACTTATCGCAGAACAAATTGTAGATGTAGAGTATATTTCTGAAGCTAAAGAAAGCGGAGAGAAAGAACACTTCATCAAGGGTATCTTTCTTCAATCAGAACAAGTAAATCGTAATGGTAGAGTTTATAGAAAACCTGTTCTAGAAAAAGAAGTTAACAGATACATCAGAGAAAACGTAACAAATAATCGCGCTTACGGTGAACTTGGTCATCCACAGGGACCAACTATTAATCTTGATAGAGTTTCTCATATGATCACAGAACTTAAGTGGTCAGGAAACGATGTTATTGGAAAAGCAAAGATTACTGAAACACCAATGGGTAATATTGTTAAGGGTCTTCTAAAGTCAGGAGCAAACTTAGGTGTATCTTCAAGAGGTATGGGATCTTTAGTAGAAAAAAATGGTGTGATGGAAGTTCAGAACGATTTTCATTTAGCTACAGCAGCTGATATCGTAGCAGATCCTTCTGCTCCAAATGCCTTTGTCGAGGGTATCATGGAAAACGTAGATTGGGTATATGACGAAAAGAATGGCATCTGGATGCAAGAAACTGCGGAAAAGATGAAGCAGAGAATGAAAAGAATGACAATGGATGAGATAGAATCAAATAAGTTTTCTGTCTTCGAAGAATTCATCAGCGGCATGCTTGTAGCTAAAAACCGTAAATAATATAAATAATTATTAAAAATACCAAGGAGATCCTTAAATGAGTAAAGAGAAAAAAACAAAAGATATCGAAGCTAATGAAGTTATCGATCTCGTTGCTGAAGCAACAGTAGAGATTGATGAAGCTTCAAAGGCAGCAGATACTCTTAAGGCAGATTCACAACCAGCTGCTGATCCAAAGTCTCGCGTTGAAATCATGAAGACAATGATTGGTGCAATGGCTGAAATGCCAAAGCGTGATCTTGTTAAGTGGTTTGATCAGACACAGTCACTTTATGGTCCTGGTAAGGATTGGGGTGTTGGTGATAAGTCTGCATCTAATCAGGCTTCAGTAGATATGAAGGGTGGTAAAGGTCCTAAAACAAAAGATCCTATGCCAAAGCTTTCTGTAAAAGAAGACGTTGAAGAAATGTTTGCTGGCCAGGACCTTTCAGAAGAATTTAAAGATAGAGCATCAACACTTTTTGAAGCTGCAGTTTCAGCACGTCTTACAGTTGAAACAGCTCGTCTTGAAGAAGAGTTTGAAGAAAAGCTTGCAACTGAAGTTGCTTCAATTGAAGAACAGCTTGCAACAAAGTTAGACTCATATCTTGATTACGTAGTTGAAACATGGCTAAAGGATAATGAAGTAGCTATTGAATCATCACTTCGTAACGAGATCATGGAAGAATTCATTGGTAGCCTCAAGAATGTATTCGAAGAACACTATATCGATGTACCTGTTGAAAAGACAGATGTACTCGAATCACTTGTTGCTCGTGTACAGGAACTAGAAGAAAAGCTAGACGAAGTTATCAATGAGAATACAGAACTTAAGTCTTCTGTAGTAGATCATGAAATGAACGATGTGTTTGAATCACTTTGTTCAGATCTTGCTCTTACACAAGTAGAGAAGTTCCGTGCGCTTTCAGAAGGCATCGAATTCGACGGTGACCTTGACACGTACGAGAAGAAGCTTTCCATCATCAAGGAAAACTACTTTAAGTCAACTGAAAAGGCGCCCACTCAAACTGTAGTTACAGAAGAACTTGAAGAGTCCGATGCAACAACAGATGTGGTCTATACTGATCCACGTGTCAAGTCATACGTGCAAGCAATCTCAAGAACTATTAAAAGATAAATTAGTATAAATAATTTAGAACCTTCGCTAAAAGGAGAAAGATAAATGTTAGTAGAAGAAATTCAAAAGAAATGGGCGCCAATCCTAGAGCATAACGACCTTAATCCAATTAAGGATGCTCACAAGCGTCAGGTAACTGCTCAGCTTCTAGAAAATACAGAAAGAGCTCTTCGTGAGTCAGGTGCTCACAGTCAGTTCCTTCTTTCAGAAGCATCACCAATCCCAGCAAACTTCATGGGCGCATCAAGCTCAGACGCTTCAGCAGGTGCAATCGATACTTTCGATCCAGTATTGATCTCACTCGTTCGTCGTGCAATGCCTAACCTCATTGCTTATGACATTGCTGGTGTTCAGACAATGACAGGTCCAACAGGACTTATCTTCGCAATGCGTTCACGCTATGCATCACAGTCTGGTACAGAAACATTCTATAACGAAGTTAACACTGCGTTCTCTTCTGTTGTTTCTGGTGCTAACACACTTGGTCAGAAGCATGTTGGTCAGCTTCCAGCTGTTTCTAACAACGCTGCTAACGGTGCTTATAACTTCGGTTCAGGCATGTCAACAGCTCAGGCAGAAGCTCTTGGTACTGATTCCAACTCAGCATTCGCTGAAATGGCTTTCAGCATTGAGAAGGTAACTGTTACTGCTAAGTCACGTGCTCTCAAGGCAGAATATACAATGGAACTCGCTCAGGATCTTAAGGCCATTCACGGTCTTGATGCTGAAACAGAGCTTTCAAATATTCTTTCTGCTGAAATCATGGCAGAAATCAACCGTGAAGTTGTACGTACAATCAACGTAACAGCTCAGTCCGGTGCTCAGGAAGGCACAACAACTGCAGGTATCTTCGACCTCGATACAGACTCAAACGGCCGTTGGTCAGTTGAAAAGTTCAAGGGTCTTATGTTCCAGCTTGAAAGAGAAGCCAACCAGATTGCTAAGAATACACGTAGAGGTAAGGGTAACATTGTTATCTGTTCTTCAGACGTTGCTTCAGCTCTTCAGATGGCCGGTGTTCTTGACTATACACCAGCTCTTAACAGCAACAACCTTCAGGTAGATGACACAGGTAACACATTCGCTGGTGTTCTTAACGGTCGCCTACGTGTTTACATCGATCCATACGCAATCGGTGGTAACTACCTCACTGTTGGTTATAAGGGTGCTTCAGCATTCGACGCTGGTCTCTTCTACTGCCCATACGTTCCTCTTCAGATGGTTCGTGCAGTTGACCAGAACAGCTTCCAGCCTAAGATCGGCTTCAAGACACGTTACGGAATGGTTGCAAACCCATTCGCTGAAGGTGCTACAGCCGGTGTTGGTGCTCTTACAAAGGATTCTAACGTCTACTATCGTAGAGTTATTGTTAACAACCTTATGTAAT